CTCCCAAGAAAGTGCAATGTACGAACTATTGGGTATAAACTACAATTTATTAACTAAAAAAATAGACGGGCAACAGGGAATAAAAGGCGACGATGATTTATGTACCGTGGCCGGAATGTTGTGTGTTGCACACTTATTAGGAGCAGCTGGTGCAAGAAAATGGAGGTATAGTGCAGCAGGAGAACTAAACGGGTCAACAGGAGCTGTTTACTTTAATCGCGGTAGATACGCCATTGATGTGCTATCAAATGGCAATCAGACCACTGCACCAGGGGGAGCAAGTAGTGCAGGACCAATCTCTAGAGTAGACGGATTGGGAATGACCCAAGCGGCCAAGGATGCAGCAGCAATGAATTTAAATCCCGATGATTATTTTAACTTCATGCGCGGGGGAACAGGCAGCGGATCCAAGGAAAGATTCTTGCAAACACAGGAAGCATTTAGAGCTGCAATTACCGGAGCAGCCATGGAGTATAAAAAGGCAACTGGTAGAAAACTAACTGTAAACAGTACCATTCGAACTGCAGAAGATCAATTAAAGCTTTACAATGCATGGAGAGAAGCCGGAGGAAAATATCCAAGAGAAGGCGGTCCTCCTACAGTCAATACGCCAGGATTTGGACGTTTAAGTATTCCTACCCAGGGAGGAAATACAGGACAGCATGGTCGTGGACTAGCTATTGACCTACAACCCAACGAAGTTGACAAATTGATTCAGCTGGGACTAGTTGAAAAATATGGATTACAGTTCTTGGGACCAGTTGATCCTCCGCACTTGCAATATCCTCTATCTCGCACACCACCGCCTAAAAAAGGTTAAATATTACTATGGCTACAGTATATAAAGGTTTTAGTACATTCAATCGCGATAAAAAATTCCGCGTGATAGATTTTGAATTGGTTAAACAAAATCTATATAATCACTTCAACATACGCAAAGGCGAAAAGCTTATGCAACCAAATTTTGGCAGCAATATTTGGAATATGTTATTTGAGCCACTTACTGAAGAAACTAGACAAATTATTGTAGACGACGTTAGGGCAGTGGCCGGATACGATCCTAGAGTTAATGTATCAAATGTATTGGTCACACAATTTGATCACGGCATTCAACTAGTAGTTGAACTATCATATATTCCCAATAATCAACTTGAAACTTTAGTATTAAACTTCGATAACAGATCCAGATCTTTGACTCGTAACGAATAAAATACCCATATTTTATTCCAAATAAATACAAAAACAGGGCATAGATATGGCTATTACTACTCGTCAAACAAGTTTATTGGTACAACAAGATTGGAAAACAGTATATCAGACTTTCCGCGAAGCTGACTTTCAAAGTTACGATTTTGAAACGCTACGCAAGTCAATGATTGACTACATCCGTACCTACTATCCAGAAGATTTTAACGATTTTATTGAAAGCTCAGAATTTGTAGCTTTAATTGATCTTGTTGCCTTTTTGGGACAGAGTTTAGCGTTTCGAACAGATATCAATGCTAGAGAAAACTTTATTGATACTGCTGAACGTAGAGACAGTATCTTAAAACTAGCTAGACTAATTAGCTACAACCCTAAAAGAAATATAACCGCGTCGGGCTTGCTCAAATTTGACAGTGTTACTACGACAGAAAATGTTTTTGATTCAAATGGTTTAAACTTATCCAACTTGGTTATCAGTTGGAATGATAGTACCAACGACATGTGGCAAGAACAATTTACAGCGATTCTTGACGCAGCTTTGGCCAGCAGTCAAATCATTGGAAAACCCGGTAACAGCCAACCTATTAACGGTATACAAACAGATGAATATTCTATAAATTTAACCACTGGTACTAATCCTGTATTTAGATTTAGCAGTACAGTAGATGGCGGCGGAATGAATTTTGAAGCAATAAGTGCTACCAGTATCAACCAAACCTATTTGTATGAGCCTGCTCCGGCCACTGGCGGATTCTTTAATTTTCTATATAGAAACGACAATCTAGGAAATTCGAGCAATAACACTGGATATTTTATACATTTTAAACAGGGTGTTTTAAATTCACAAGATTTTAGCGTGGGCGACAGTCTACCTAATCGTGTTGTTAGTATAAATTTTGATAACATTAACAATACAGATGTTTGGCTATACAAATTAAACAGTCAAGGCGACGAAGATTTGTTATGGACTCAAGTACCTGCAGTCAGCGGCGTTAACGTAATTTATAACAACACCGAAGAGCGTAACTTATATGAAGTAGCAACTAGAGCCAATGATCAAATTGATTTAGTATTCGGCGACGGCGCATTTACCAATATACCGCAAGGCGATTTTAGATTATTTTATCGCACCAGCAACGCTTTGACTTACAAAATTACTCCTGATGAAATGCAGGATATAGTTATACCTATTACATATCAAAGTAGAACTGGAAGAATCGAAACGCTTACTATTCGTGCAAGTTTAAACTATACAATTGCAAACAGTGTTTCTAGAGAATCTCTAGAAGAAATTAGAACCAAGGCACCTCAAAGTTACTACACACAAAACAGAATGATCACCGGTGAAGATTATAATATTTTCCCTTATGTTCAATTTCCTAGTATATTAAAAGTTAAAGCCACTAATCGTAGTAGTTCTGGTGTAAGTAGATATCTTGATGTATTAGATGTAACAGGAAAATATTCTAGTACAAACATTTTTGCACAAGATGGATGGTTATATAGTCAAGATTTTATTGGTAGTTTTCCTTTTACGTGGGCAAGTACCACTGAAATTAGAGGAATTATCTATAATAGAATTATACCATTATTAAGTGCTCAGGAGTTGACACATTTATATTATACCAAATATCCACGATACACAGAAACAGACATTCAATGGACCAGTACTAGCGCAGCATCGTCGGGCTCTGTGGGATATTTTAACGCAGTAAATTCCGTAACACCTTTGATTGTTGGACCAGAAACAATTAATAATTTAAAATATGTTACTGTAGGGTCATTGGTCAAGTTCAATGCCGGTGAAGGCAAATATTTTGATGCCCAAAATCAAATTCAAACAGGTTCTCCTTCGATCGAAGGGGACCGAACATATATCTATGCCGGAGTTATGTTGACCGAAACCACGGTAGTGACACTGAGCACTTTTATACCTGACGGCGCAATACTAGATCAAATTATTCCAGAATTTAAAAATGCACTCACAGAAACTCTGGTAGACAGTATAAGCGATAACATTAGAACCTACAACAGCTTTGGTTTAAGATACGATGCAACCAATCAAGCCTGGGCGATTATTGATCAACAGGATTTAAACGGTAGTGACGATCCTTACAATTTTAGTTTAACCAACGCAGGTGATACAAACGGACTAGGACTTGATAGCAGTTGGTTGATACGTGTAACTTATAACGGTCTTGATTATAAAGTAAATTATCGCGGGATTAATTATATTTTCGAAAGCGAACTAGAAACAAGATTTTATTTTGATGAAAGAGTGAAAGTTTACGATACCCGTACCGGACTAACTTTAAATGATCAGATCAAAGTTTTAAAAGTAAACACACAGCCAGACAGTTTGTTCCCATTGGGAACAGATCAAACATGGTATGTGTATAAAAATATTGTAGAACCTGACGGTTATCAAAGTAGTCGCAGAATTCTAGTAACGTATCCTGACAGTAACTCCGACGGAGTACCAGACAATCCTGATTTATTTGAGCATATTGTATCACCATCTGTTAACAGTGCATACAAATATGTGTACCTACAGACAATAACAGATCCTAATAGGTTTATTTTCACAGAGCCGCTGGATAATAGTCTGGTTATCAGCGTGTACAGCACAAAAGCAGATATAGATAGAAATGCAAATTTATTCGAAAATAATCAATTATTTTATGCAACTGGTGAACGTGTATTTTATCAATTGGTTGTGGTAGGAAATTTAAGAACTACTTCTCTAAGAACTGATCTTACTGCTTATGTAGGTCGACAGAGACTGTACTTCCAGTATAGACATAATAGTCCTAACTATAGAAGAATTGATCCTAGTCCTAATAACATAATGGATTTATATATTCTTACAAAACAATATGCCACTGATTATAGTGCCTGGGTAACTGACACTAGCGGAGTGGTTGAAGAACCTACACCACCGACCACGGAATCATTGAAAATAGAATATTCTTCATTGGAAAACTTTAAAACATTAAGTGATACCATAGTTTACAATAGCGTACAATTTAAACCCTTGTTTGGAAGCAGAGCCAACCCTGCATTACAGGCAAAATTTAAAGTAGTTAAAAATTCCAATGTGGTTATTAGTGATAACGATATAAAAACCAATTTAATTGGTGCTATTAACACTTACTTCGAAATAGCCAATTGGGATTTTGGAGAAACTTTTTATTTTAGTGAATTGTCAGCATATTTGCACTCTGCGCTATCGCCTAATATAGCCAGCGTGATTATTGTGCCAAACGATAGTGCAGTTAGATTTGGTAACCTATATCAAATAAATGCCGAAGCAAACGAAATATTAATAAGTGCAGCAACAGTAGATGATGTTGAAATTATAAGTGCGATTACCGCCGTACAAATAAATCAAACAATGAGCTTAACTAGCGCAGGAAGTGTTTAATGGCTAATATTAGAACTGTAAATTTATTACCTAATGTCTTTAGAACTGATACAAATAAAAAGTTTCTTAATGCCACATTAGATCAGTTAGTATCTCGTCCTGAGTTACAAAAAATAAACGGGTACATTGGGCGTAGATTTGC